CCTATCCCCTGTGTGCCTTGGCAGTCTCAGCCTCTCTATGGGCAGTCGGTGATCGAAAAAAAAACGCTTTCGCGGTGGGGGTTACTTATCTTCTGGCAAGGGGTAGCGCGCCTTGATTTCAGCTACTTTGGCTCGCCATTCTTTTTCCTTCTCAGCCGTACCGTCGAATTGCCATTCGAGGTACATCGGGTCAGCTTCGCTGACATAGGCAGAGCGGCGGGCAGCAATAGTGCTAGCGAGCGCGGCTGCGGCCGTGGCGTTCTCGATCAGCGTCTGAGCGGCCTCATCGCTAAAGCCCAGACCTTTGAGGGTCTGCGGGCTGGCGGGTACGTTGATCAACGAGTCGCCCGCAGGGGTTACCAACTTTTCGATAAACAAAGTCATTTGATCACTCCTTAAACCTTGGCGGTATAGCGAATGTCGTTATCGTGGGAATAAGCCAAACGCTTCTCTTCGAGGGTTTTACCGAGCGCAACCTCTGCCTGAGCCAAGGAATAAGGTTTCACCGCCCAACGAACTTCCCAATCGGCGTTAACGTCATCCTTCATAGTCACTTCAGTGTCTAACTTGCTGTAATTAACAGGATAATCAAATGTTTTGGTGATGGTATAGCTCAGCCCACCCCTCAGGTACATCCCAGAAAACTGCGGAGCATTCGTTAGTTGTCCAGCGACCAAACCCAAGTACATGGGCTTGAGCCCAGTAACGGCACGTGCTGTACAAACCATGCCAAACGAAACACCTCTCACCGTTTCACGGTAAGTCTGGGAGATGCGCTTGATAGCTAGGAAGTTAGCATCACCGTTCCATATATACCCGACGCCCTCGAGTTGCAAGTTCAAGCCAGCGATGTGATAAATCCCCTCACCGAAGGGTGCTTTGTCACTGTCTCGATAAAATACCCGCGAGACGGTAATTTCTGTTTCACCCGCCTCGTTACCAGGCATAGTCCACCAAACAGGATAAAACACCTCGGTGGACAATCCAGTGAGGTCAATATCCTGTTTATAAAGCGCACGACCATTAATATCCTTAGCCTGCACACTATTACGCCAAGCAGTAAACTGACTCGAAGCGGCCTCTACCCGCGCATCAATCTTCCCAATTTGGTTGGTAACCGTCTCCGTAAGCTTGTTACATGCATCCACAACCTTCGTGATAGTCGTTTCAAGTCCCATCATCAACTCCCTGTCAGTTAATCTTTCCAGCACTTTTGTCAGTGCTACTACTTCGCTTCAAGATGCATAAGCCGAAACATCAAATCAACGTGGCGGGACATATTGCCAACCGAAGCCGCGGCCATAATCGCGATCTCCTCCGCCAACAACAGATTCAAGTTCTCACTCCCCACCACAATCGTCACGCTATCCGCCGGCAACGGCGAAACATCCAGCGTAAACTTCTGCAGCACCCGCGCCGCTGCTGCTTTATACGTCAGCAACTTCCCCGCCACGGAATACACCGCCAGCAAGGTCCCACTGGCGAGGTAAAACCCGAACTCGCCAATCTCATACTCGCCGTCGCCATCAAACAGCGCGGCCATCCTGAGTTGGCGCTCGCCCAGGTCTTCGTAATCAACGATGGCCACCCGTTGGCGCTCGTCACGCAAGGCCACTTCGCTGCCGTCGGGGTTGTAGCGGCCGGTGCCGGCGCCGATGTGGGTGATTTCGCCTTTGAGGCCCTGGTTCTTTGCCTGCAGCACTTCATCCAAACCTTTGGAGGTGAAGCGCACCAGGCGCGTGATTTCATCTGTCATGGCTGCGCCCTGAGGTCGTAATCGTTAATGGTGTAGTGCTGGGTAACCCCGGCACTGTTGAGCCGAGCCACCAGCGCCAATTCCGGCAACGCGCCGTTCAGATAGAACTCGCCGTCGCTTAAAGGCGCGTCGAGCACTTGCGTGAGCGCGAGCTGGCCTTCGGTCTCATGCACGATGGTGATCGTCGCCTGATCGCGCTCACTTTTTGCCGCGTTGATGCGGCGGATCAGCCGGTTGTGGTCGCCGCTGGACCAACTGCGCCCGATGATCGCCTGCACGTCGAAGGTGTAAGGCACGCCGAGCGGACGTTGCTGGTACCAGGCGCTGATATTGGGCGTGAAGCCCAATGACTCCACCGCGTGGCTCAGCGCCTTGGGTGTGCCGGCCTGGCGCTGGATCTGCCAGGACAAGGCTACGGTCAGGCGCTTTTCCGCTTCGCTGGCCTCGGCATCCCATTCGCTGACGCCGCGGTCGGCGGCCAGGTAAGGCAGGAATTCGCTGGGCGTGTACAGCGGGTTCATCAGCGCCGGAAACGGCGGGGTGACGCGCTCAAGCAATCTGCCGAAGCCCAGGTCCAGGGCCTTTTCCAGCGGTGAGCTGTTGGCGGGCAGCAAACTCGCTTTGGGTTCACTCATAGCGTGCGCACCTCCACCTCGACGCCCGTGCAATACGGGGCCTGGAACGCGGTACTGACAATCGGCGCCAGCGGTTCGAGGATGTGCAGTTGCGCAGCGCCGGCACTGTGGATGGCGTAGTCGATCCAGCTGGGGTCCACCCGCCCTTCCAGGCGGTGGCAGGACTCTGCGTAGTCTTGCAGCAGTTTCTGCGCCGCCACTTGGGTCAGCCCCGAGTCCGGGCCGGCGTTGATCTTGGCCACCACACGAATTTTATAGGGTTGAATCTGCGCGCCTTGGACGCTGACTAGATCGGTTTCCGGCCTTACATCTGGCCGTGCGAAATGTCGACGTACGCCGTCAAGCAAGTCGATAGATGGCGTGCCGTCGCCTTCCCTGGAAAGCACGGTGACCATGACTTCACCCGGTGCGGTGCGGCGAGCGTTGCCGTCCTTGACCTGGGCCGCGTAGCCGTCGGGGTCGAAGGTGTAGGTGACCGTGACCACACCGGGTGTCGCGCTTTGTACTTTCACTGCTGGGCGCTCGCCCAAGGTGAACACTTCGCGGCGATACTGCATGCGCGAGCCCGCCGCTGGGGCGTGGGGTGCCAGGTAGTAGCGCAGGCGGGCGTCGTCGTCGCTTTCCAAGGTGGGCGGCACCGGCGGGAACGCGGCCGGGTCGCCTGGGTCGAGTACTTGGCGTTCCAGGCCCATATCGGCCAGGCGCGCATCGAGGTTGCTGCCGGTGGCCCACCACGCCAGCATCTGCTTGATGCGGGCGTTGTATTTGCGCTCATGGGTTTGCAGACGCACGCAAAAGGCTTCCAGGGCCAGGGTCAGCAGTTCGCTTTCGTTGTCGAGGCTGACCTGGAGTTTGGCTGCGCTTTGCGGCGCGCGGGTGGCGACATAGTCGATGACAAACGCTTTGAATTCGGCCAGCAACGGTTCGAACTCATCGACCTTAATGATGGCCGGTTCCGCCAGTTGGTTCTGGCCGGGGATCAGCATGCTCATGTCACGACCTCGAAGGATTGTTGGCGGTTTTTCCAGGTGCCGGCAAACCGCAACAGCAGGCCGGCGCCTTGGCGAGTGGCGACGATGACCTGAGGGTCGAAGTCGCCGATACCGTTGTGGGTGTTGTAGAAGGCCTGCGCGGCGTGGCTCTGGGCGAGGATCAACAGGTCGTCGCCGAGGTTCTGGCCGAGCAACTGTGGGATCAGCGAGCCGTACAACGGGCGCTTTTGCCGCGTTCCGATGGGGGTGGTCAGCGCTCGGGTGGCGCGCTGCACAAATTGCAGCCAGTCGTCGACGGCCGCCCCGGTGTTCCTATCGATTCCAAGCATGGGATGTCCTTATCGGGGGCTGATGACGCGTCCTTGATGGTCCACCACCGGGCCGCTGAAGTGCGCGCCGCCGGCATCCAGCAACAGGCTGGTACCGCCGACTTGCAGGGTGATGCCCTGGGCGCTGAGGGTCAGGCTGGTGGCGCCGACTTTGACGTCAACCTGTTCGCGGGAACCGCTGAACGTGGTCGGGCCGTTGACCCAGTTGAAGGTGTGGCTGGCGTCGTCGTAGTCGCTTTGGGTGCCGTCTTGATGTCGGCGCCGGGTCAGCGTCGCCACGCTGGAGACCGGCGGGAAGCGATCACTGTTAAGGCCGAACAGGGCCACGGATTGCACACCACCCTCCCCCCCGCCGTAGTTGAGCAGCAGGCATTGCTCACCCACCGTGGGAATGCGGGTTTCGGTTTGTGCACCGGCACTGGGGTTGAAAAAGCGGATCGCCGGGGTGAGCAGGTCACCGTGGCTGACCTTGCAGGTGTTGCTGGCCGCATCGACCTGCTGGCAAATGCCGATCCGACAAAAGCTCTCGGCGCGGCGGTAGAGGTCCTCGAGCTGGGACTCCATCTCGGCCAGGCGTTCGACGATCGGTCCCAATTGCATGCGTAACAGCGCGTCGAACATGGGCTACTCCACCAGTGGCTTGTAGTGAGCCGGGTCGTCGATGTTGGAGACGTCCCAGGTGCAGGCAAATAGCGGTTGGCCTGTGGGATCGTCGAGTAACGCCGGCCCCAGATAGAGGGTTTGCGTGAAGGAAACCGTCCAGGTGTCGTAGTCCGTTTGCACGGAAGTGCGCACAGCGGGCGCAGCGACGATATTCGCCGGCAAATCGCACTGTGCCTGGGGTAGGTTCCAACGGTTATCCAGCACCAGGTCCATCAGTTGGCTGGCCAGGTCGCAGGCATCGAACGGCAATGCACCGGGGGCGACCATGGCCCTGAGTGAAATGGCCAGAACGTGGGCCTTGCGCCCTTCACGGGAGCGAATGCCCGGGCCATTGCCTTCGACCGTAACCATTACGCCGGTTTGTTCAGCATCGCCTTGAAAGTCCTGGTGACTGCCAACCTTGATGTCCGGGAAGGCCGCATGCAGCGCCGCGCCGATGGCTTGGGGCAGTTGGGATGGCTTTTCGATAAACGTCATTTTAAGTCGCGTCCTTGCAACGATTAGTGCGGGTCCTGGCCGGAGCCTTGGTTGATCCCGATGCGCTTGGCCGCCCATCGCTCATAAAGGCCGATGGCCACGTCGGCACCGGCCATGGCGGTCAGGCAACCAATGGCGCCGGCGGTCCAGATCGACATGCCGGCGGCGTAGCACAGCATCAAGGCCGACACCCCGCAGACCATGCATGCCCCGGAACGCAGGGCCAGACGGCGGATCAGCGACCAGCCACGTGCGCCCTCTTTATCGGCGCGCCACATTTCACCTGAGACCCCGCCGATCACCGCCAATACGATCACCAGCCAGATAGGCATTTCCGCTAACGCTTGCTGTTCATTTGTCATGTCACGCCTCCTGGCTGAGCAATAAATAGTCCGTATTTCATTTACAAATGCTTGGGTAGGTAGGCATTCCAAAAAGCCCGGTCGCCCGGGCTTTTCAGTAATGATGTCCTCGGACTTTCGGCGCTACTGGCGCGGTACGGTCCTTTCCTCGATGTTTTTCCGACCACGATCCCTGTCTGCCGGATAACTGCTTCTGGTGCTTTACGCTGCACACCCGGGTCAGTTGCCAACCCTCTGAACCGTTAAGGCCGGTTCATCGCTGCCTGTTGTTGAAGCGTTGAAACTAAAGAGCGTCGGCATCCTTGCCGGTGTTGCCTGGCATCCGTGCCATCGCTTCGATGGCGTCCTTGCCGATGTTGCGTGCCTTCCTTGTCTTCCTTGGCAGCATCCTTGCCGCCTCCACCAGGCCTTGTTGGCTGGCTTGAGGTGAAGAATATGCATGTATGCATATACAGTCAATGCACAGATGCATTTATTTTGCCATGAAAATGCACGAATGCATTGGAAGCCTTGCGGGCTTGGGCTTGGCCGGTTTTCTAGGGCCGAAAAAAAACCCGCACATGGGCGGGTTTCTTCTTACGCGTGGAGGTTAGCGGGCGTACATGCCCCACCAGAAAACATGACCGAGGATACTGATCTGCTCATCCTGGATCTCCTGAAAGCTGTAATCCTCATCCGGATGTTCATCACGGTTGAAGCTGCGCAGGCGAATCCCGGAAGGCAGGCGGTAGAGCTGTTTAACCCGCAACTGGCCGTTGTGATTGATGGCATACAGGTCGCCATCGACGATGTCGCCAATGCCGCTCTTGCCGGCATTCACCCCTACCGTGGCGCCGCGCGCAACACCGGCAACATACTGTTGCCGCGCACCGTCACGCACTTGGCCTGGTCGAACTGCACACCGTTATGCCGCAGGCTGCGCTTGCCGAACCGCAGGCTGGCCTTCTCGCTTTCCTCGATGACGAATCTTCCTGATCCAGCAGCCAATTCAACCTCGCGCAGAAAGGGGATCGACACCTCGTCATCATTAACGGGGGTGTCGTCGTCCCACAGGCTTATGTCCTTGAGTTCCGAATGCATCGGGTCGCGCCCGTCATCGCGCAAAGCGCCCACTGCTGCGCGCCCGCGCAGGTAATCAGTGCTCACGCGGAAATACTCGGCGATACGGGAGATGTGTTTATCCGACGGATCAACGATCTTGCCGCTGAGGATCCGGGACAGTGTGGATTGAGGCACGCCAGTGCGTCGGTGAAGCTCCGTGGGGGAGATCCGGTCGCGGTCCAGCAATTCTCTTAAGACGATAGAAACGTTGCGTTTTGCATAGCGCGGATAGTGACGGGAGTTTTGGGGGTTGGCAAATGCTAATTTGCATATCTATACATAAAACGGATGCATTAAGTGACGTTTCGGCCAGTAAAGGAGCTGGAATCGCGTGATAGTCTCTACCTCACCACCGAAACAGATGGGGATGTTTAATGGAACAGACCGCATTTCCCGAAGCAGGGAGAATGACACCGGCAGAGATTGATATTTCAGAAGAAGCACTGCGCTTTGCCCGCTCAAATAAAAAATCAATTGCCAAACGGCTGACAGACAAAGCTATCTATCCATCAGAAGAGTCGCCGGTGTCCGTCTTCATGGCAGGATCACCCGGAGCAGGAAAACCGAGGCCTCAATCGCTCTCGTGAACCTGTTCGCCGACACCCCCATCCTAAGGATCGACCCCGATGAGCTTCGCAAGGAGTTTGCAGCGTATCAGGGGGCGAACTCGTGGCTGTTTCAACCAGGCGTATCTATTTTGGTCGAAAAAATCGTCGACCTCGCATTGGATCAACGACAATCCTTCCTGCTCGATGGCACCTTTTCGAATCTAAAAATAGCTAGAAGCAATGTGGAACGCTCATTGAAAAAGGGCAGATTCGTACAGATCTTGTATGTGTATCAAAACCCCATGCTTGCTTGGGATTTCGTGAACGCTCGCGAGGAGGCCGAAGGTCGGAGAATTCGTAAAGAGCATTTCATCGAGCAGTACTTTGCGGCACGTGACGTAGTGAACGCCCTTAAGCTAGAGTACGGAGGCGACGTTCACGTGGATTTGCTCATCAAGCATATCGACAACTCTGGACGACTTTACAAAGCAGGTGTCGACAAAATTGACTACCATATTCCCGAGCAGCATACACGGGCCGATCTAGCGGCTAAGCTCGGGCCACCATCAGGAGCGCGTTGATGATATCGATCAAGCTGGGCTTGTCCAAAGGCGCAAAAAGCTCCTTTGCCGACTTTATCCGTGACGCAAAATCCGAGCAGAAAAAGCGCGTCTACAGTGAGGTTCTGACTGAAGCGACCAAGCAGCAGAATCTCGTGATGATGAAGGCAGAAGCGAAAAGAGCTTGATTGCACACCGCCTTTCGAAGCCCGGCCCTGTGCCGGGCTTTTTATTGGGTTAATTTGCTTTTTACCTAGCCGTTTGCAACCTGCGAACCCGCCACCTCGCGTGTTAACCTTGCCGCCATCGCAAAAATGCTGGGCCAAGCGCCCCCTTTGCCCCATCACTTTCAACGAATTTGCCTATTACCCAATGAGTAAAAACACCTCCGATCTGTCCTCCCACACCCCGATGATGCAGCAGTATGGGCTTGAGCGATGTGCAGGCCACGCACCGCGTGGCTTTCGGGTCGCATCTGTCTAAAACCCTAACCTCATTTTGAAGGCTTTAGGGCCAATGAAACCGTATTAGCAACAGGTAGTATTAGACAGATAGCCACCCTCCCAGGCGTCCTGCCGACGAACACCACTCCCCAAACCAGCAACACCTCGATTACTGTACGCACATACAGTATTTGAGATTCACGCTATGAACGTAGACATGGACACCGACGATTGGCTCGGCTGCCCCACTCCGCTGGAGATGTACCAGCACCAATGCTCAATCCTCGTGGATGAGCTCGTGGAGACAGAGCGCATGCTGCGTCGAGCACGGGCGAATATCGCCGGCCTGGTGCAGATGAACGACCTGCTGATGACCGGAAAGGATCAGGCCGAGACGGCCCTGAAAGGCGCACTATCCCAAGTTGCTACCTTGAACCTGGAAAAAGGGCCGCCAGTTAAACGGGTTGGCGATAATCACGGAGCAGAGAGACCACCTTCTCAGGGAAAACCAGCGATTGCTGGCAGAGCTGCGGGCACTCAAGGAGCCACAGCCCTGACGTACGCCTGGCACGCACGCAAGGCTATTATGGCGTTGTCCCCGTCATCGGTGATGCGGACAATTCGTTGCGCATGCGCTGGGTCAAGTTGGGCTCGACGGGCTGCATGAACCACACCGACGGCGCCGGGGGCGGTAGGCACGTTGCAGCTACTGGCTGAATCCTCGGCAATGAGGACTGACAGCCGGACATCAGCAGTAGCAAGCTGATCACGCAGGCGAACCTGGTTGCGTTGGGCATCGGATAATTCCTTGGTGTGTTGTTGATCCTGGAGCGCGAGCTTTTCCTCGGTGGCCAGGCGCTTATCCAGCTCAGCCGACTGCTGACGCCAGGCCTCGCCAGTGATTGCATCCAGTTCCTTCTGGTGGTGGGCGCCCTGCTCCGCGATACGCTCAGCCATCTTCTTACCCAGGCGCCAGTCCTGAACTTGCCACGCCCCGCCAAAGCCGATGGCCAGCGCCAGCAGGATTGCCAGCCCCAGGCCGATCAGCTTCTGTACGGGCGTCATCACGGCACATCCTTGAAGAAGATGTGGTGACCAAGACGCAGCGTCTGCTTGGCCTTCGCCGCCCAGGCCGGGGCCTTGGGCATTGTGGTTGCGTAGTAGTGCGTGGCGCCGCCAGTTGGATCCGGTACCGCACCAGACATCACCTGGTCAGCCGCACGTTGGGCCTGGGCGAACTGCGCGGCCGGGATCTGCTTTGCACCGCTCAGGTAGGCGTAGTTCGGATCGTTCTGGTTCCAGCAGCTGAACTGCCAGGATTTCAGGCATACACCGGCGTAGCCCTCGCCCCACCACGACTTGGCCTTGCCGTCGAATACTCGGTTGCGGATGGTCCAGGCAACGGCGATCTGGCCGGCCAGCCCTCGCCGCGGGCTTCGCCCCACAGCGTGCGCGCCAGGATGTCCCGGTCTTTTTCGGTTGCGTTCATGCTTTTCTCCAGGCGAAAAAAGCCCGGCTCAGTGGCCGGGCTCGGTGCTTTCGTTTATTTACTGTTCGACTGCTTTATATAGTCTGAACAAGCGGGCGGCGTACATTGCGTGCCCAAGGTCGTTAGGGTGCCACTGCACGCCAGCATCAGTACCATATCCATGCGCCTCGGGAATTTGTGCGATATCCCGGACCGACAGGTACTCAAGTGACTCTTCAATGGCGACGTTATACATCTCCCGATCAACCGCGGCGGCATCTGGGTCAGAATACTCCCCGTTTTTGTTGAGAGGCACTAACGCCCATGGTCCAACAGCGATCACCTTCGGGTTACTGGGCAACGCTCTGGACATTCGAACAAGCGTGGCGTATTGGCGATGAAATAGAATTGGATCGCTTAGAGCGCTGTCATGCTCACCGAGTTGAATGACAACCAAGTCAGGGCTTGTGGTTTGAACCATCGGCATTCCTGAGACTCTACTTGCAACTGATCCGCCGCCGCCATACGTGTGAAAGCAAGCAACTACTTTCTGCTTTCGTTCTTTAGAAATCTTTGAGACTAGAACGCTTACAAAATCAGTTTTCGGCGATGACGCGGCCATACCAGATACGTGAGTCCAGTTAAGGTCTTTTATAGTCCCTGGATTTACTGCGTGACGAGTAATGCTATCGCCAATAAATAAAATACGGTAAGTACCCTTCACAGCCTTAGGGCAGTATACCGATTCATCCAATTGGCTTTTTTCGGCGAAAGCCGATGACGAAAGCACCAAGGCCAGTAATAAAAATAATCCGCGCATTAAACTCTCCATTTTCAATGCGCGGATTGTACCTCCCTGTCTAGATAACCTCCATCACTTAGGTGACACCTGCACTGCATCTGCTCGGATAGCCGTCATAATTGGGTTTGCACCTGTCGCGGTTACGACCCTGCCGGGCGACGCAGGGTCAACGTACAGAGCCTGGCCATATGACAGCTCAGACAGGGTGCCAAGCACGTCCTTCACCGACAGGTAGCCTTTGGTTTTTACGCGCCCAAACTGACCTGGGTAAATGTCCTCCCATGCGATACCGGCGAAAAGCGCAGGCGAGTCTACAGACGTCATTTTTCTTACCTGCTTGTTGCTGCCGCTAAACGCCAGTGCGGCACCCATAGGAACGCCTTCGGAAGAGGCGTTCTTCAGAAGCATCTCTTCGTCTGTAAAGCGCGGCCTGTATCTCTCGCCAACAGCGTATTCACTTGCTATCGCAGACCCTGCAAGGGCGGCATTGATCGTAGACAGAATCGAGGCATTGGTGGCGTTCGTGTAGTTCTGGTTGAACACGATATTCACCGGGGTAGCGCTAAAATTCACGAACACCGATAGGGTTTTCGGTGTTCCAGTGCAGTCTCCCAGGCGCTTGCCAAGGCTGGTTATGAATACGTTTTCAAGTTGCCCAACGCCCGCACCCGAGATGTCGGCCCATCCATATCGATAACCCTTCATCCCTGGCACGCCGTTACGAGCGTAGCTTTCCTTGCCGAACAGAGGTGCGAAGGCGGCCCCCCCGACAGATATAGCCGAACCCGTCCCAACGAGGGAGCTTTCGATCTTTAGCGCTCTGCCAAAATCCTGGATCGTAAATACGGCAGGGCTGTTCCCTGCACCCGTGATCTTAATTTCTGAGTGGTCCGCTGGCTGATCTTCAATCAGTGCAGGGATCCATGGGCCTGATAGATAGTCTATGTCACCAACCAATAGACTGTTGTTTACCTGGACAATGTCGTTTCTTAGCGACCCGAGGGGCTGCACCCTAATCGACTTGCCATCAGGATTAGTGGCAATACACTCACAGTTATCCAAGGTGCTTACGCAAGGCTTGTCAAAGTATGAGTTGGTATGCACGTACCAAGCAGCGGTAGGGCTTCTGAATGTGCTGCGCACACCTTTGAATTTTTGCCCGCTTGCCGCACCCCATCCCCATGCAGTCGTAAACGGCCAAACTAAGCTTGGGTTGCCGCCGTTGGCCTCTTGCCATTGAACTGCCCCATCATTACCCAAATGCTCGATCAGGCAATTTTCCACCACCATGGAAGTATTTTTATTCAGGCCGCTCCCTTCAGATGTGAACTGGATATCTGACATTTCGTATCACCGACTGCCCATAGAGAGGCTGAGACTGCCAAGGCACACAGGGGATAGG